ACTCGCCCAGAAGATAAAGAATCGGCTAAGGATAGTAAGAATCAGGGAGCATTACATGATGCAACTAAAGAAGACTATAATTCAATTAATTCTGCCAGAAAGAAGTTTTTTGAAAGTTTAAAGAAAAAGAACAAGTAATGTTAATCTCGAGATAATGACAGATATTTCTACCTCTTATGATGAGATGTTTGAATCATTTACCAAAGGAAACGAATTATGAAGAAAGCACACTCATACCTATTATTGATCCCTATACTCTATTCGGGATTTATGCTCTACAAAACACCAACATTAGCCGATGCACTTATTGTGATATCATTATCCTCGATTGTAGGATACTTTAATTACTTAGGTAATAAGTATACTGAAATTCAATCTCCGACAGAACTATCAAAATTAAAAGAAACAATGGAAGTTGAAAGAATGAAACTAACTATCCAAAATCTTAAAGAAACTTCAGTTAGAGATAAGGCAGTTAGAGATTTAAGAGCTTCAGCAATGGGCTATGATGATAGTAAACAAATTAAATTCTAATAGGTAAGCTATGTCAACTAAAAAAATAACAGATTTAATTAAAGACTTAGAGAAGAAAGCAGATGATGTTGATCTATCTGAGGATATAGAAGAATTACAAAAAGAAGTGATCGAGCTTAGAAAGCTTTTAGAGAGCTATGGTATTAAAGAAGAAATGCATATAAGTAATATCGAGTTCATTTGTCAAAAGGCAATTGATGATATGAAAAAATTAGCTAGAGAAATGGGAATCACATCTGATGATGCTAAAGTATTAGACATACTACATAAAAATTTACGGATGGTTAGAGGTAATATTGGAAAGAAGGAAGCACCAAGTAAGTCTACTTCAGAACAAGAATTACTAAGGATAGTTCGTGGAAAAACAAAGTAGTCTAACTAAAACACAAGCTATTGATAAGCTATGGAGACTTGGAAATCTTGAATGGAAACTCAGGGGCATCCAAAAAGAAATGAGAAGATCTATTGTTGAAAGCCATCAAAAGCGTTCAACATTCCTAGTAAGTAGAAGGTCCGGCAAATCATTTTCAATGTGTGTAGTTGCTACAGAAATGTGTATAAAGAAACCTAACAGTATTGTTAAGTATGTTTGTCCAAAACAAAAAATGGTGAAGACAATCGTTGCTCCTATTATGAGTATAATTTTATCTGATTGTCCAGTAGATATTAAACCTGAATGGAAAGAAGCAGATAAGGTATGGAGATTTCCTAATGGATCTGAAATTCAATTTGCAGGATCTGATAATGGAAACATCGAAAATCTTAGAGGTGGTTATGCTTATCTCTGTATATTAGATGAAGCCTGATTTATCTCAGATTTAAACTATTCAATTTTTTCGGTTCTCTCTCCAACAACAAAAACTACTGGAGGTAGAATTGTTTTAGCATCTACACCAAGTAGAGAACCTGATCATGAGTTCATGACAGACTTTGTTCTACCAGCAGAAGCAGAAGGTAGTTTAATAAAATATACAATACATGATAATCCAATGTTTACAAAAGAAGTAGTACAAGAAACAATTGATGAATATCCTAGTGGAATAGATGATCCTCAGTTTAGAAGAGAATATTTATGTGAAAGTGTAGTTGATTCTGAAGTTATGGTTATACCAGAATATACATCTGAACTAGAACAAGATATAGTAAAAACAATTGAAATGCCCACACACTTTGATATCTATTTATCAGGAGATCCTGCAGCATCAGATTTAACGGTAATACTATTTGGATACTATGATTTTCTACAATCACAATTAGTAATTTTAGATGAATTAGTTCTTGGTGGAGATGGTCATGATATAACTACTCAAGATATAGCAGATGGTATAAAGAGAAAAGAGAAGTTATTATTTACTAATAAATTAACTGGTGAGATAAAAGAAGCATATCTTAGAGTTATGGATAATAACAATTTAATTTTAATAAACGATTTATATGCAGAACATGGATTACATTTCACTCCAACTGCTAAAGATAATAAAGAAGCTCAGATTAACAAAACTAGAATGTGGTTAAAACAAGGTAAGATAATAATAAATCCTACTTGTAAAAATTTAAGATACCATATTAAAATGGCTAGATGGCAGACAGATAGAAGTGGCAATAGAAAGAATAAATTTCTTAGAGTTAAAAAAAGTTCAGATGGTTTACTAAAAGCAAATCACTGTGATGCATTAGATGCATTATTATATATGGTAAGGAATGTAGATATATCAAAAAATCCTTATCCAAATGATTACTTTGAACTGTCTGGTTCTAATATTCATTTTCCAAATGGAACAGGTAGTAATATAAAAAAAGAAATAAAAAGTTTAATGCATGGAATATGCGGAATAATTAAAAAAGATAAATAAAGGAATTATTATGGGCGAGTACAGAAGTAACACTGATAAATATTTTGCTGCAGATGAGTCAGATGAATGTGTTAACTATTTAATGAATAAGAGTTCTTATTGGTTTAATCTATTAAACGCTAATAGATATATTGAAAAATTAAGAAGAAGTTGGGAATCATATCATGGATCTTACTACTCTGATTCACACGCCATTAATTTTGGTGGAGAAGTTGGAGAATTAGCCAATATTGCCGTAAATCATTATAGAAATATTGCCCGACACATACATACAATGATTACATCAAGTAGACCAAGTTTTCAAGCTAGATCAATTAATACAGATTATAAATCTCAAGTACAGACAACACTTGCAAATGGTTTACTAGAGTATTATTTAAGAGAAAAGAAAATGGAAACCTATCTTAAAACTGCAGTTGAGTATTCAATTGTTTTAGGAGCAGGATATGTGAAGATGGAGTGGAATGCTACTTCAGGAAAAATATATGATTATATCGAAACTTCAACAGAATTAGATTACGATAAAGATGGTAATCCTATTGATAGTGAAGGTAGACAAATGGCAGAAGATGACATAAGATTAAAGCCAGCACCAGTATATGAAGGTGATGTTGAGTTCACTAACCTATCACCATTTGATGTAGTATTTGATAATACAAAAGAATCTCCAATGGATCATGATTGGGTACTATGTAGATCATTTAAAAATAAATATGATCTAATAGCTAAATTTCCAGAAATGAAAGATGAGATATTAGCAATAAGAACTAAGGGAGATAGTAACTATTATAGAATGACATTATCTGCTTTAGACGAGACAGTTGATGTTCCAGTATATGAATTTTATCATTTAAGAACAGAAAGTCTTCCAGAAGGAAGATATGTAATGTATTTAGATGAAAATACAGTTTTAATAGATACTGCAATGCCGTATAGAAGTCTTCCGGTATATTCTATTATGCCTAGTCATTATTTAGGTACACCTTATGGGTATACTCCGATGTTTGATTTGATGCCATTACAAGATGCAGTAAATAGTTTATATTCAACTATACTTACAAACAACAATGCATTTGGTGTTCAAAGTATTTTAAGTCCTAGAGGAAATGATGTAAGAATTAGCCAGGTTGAAGAAGGATTAAATTTTATTGAATATAATGCAGTAGTTCCAGGTGGCGTATCTGGAAAACCAGAGTCATTACAATTAACACAAACTGCTCCCGAAACATATAAATTTTTAGATATGTTAGTAAGAGATATGGAAACTATATCTGGAGTTAACTCTGTTGCTAGAGGTAATCCAGAAAGTTCATTAAAATCTGGAACAGCATTGGCACTTGTACAATCACAAGCATTACAATTTATGTCAGGATTACAACAGTCATATATAACAATGATTGAAAATATAGGAACAGGACTTATTGAACTTTTACAAGATTTTGCAAAAGTACCCAGAGTTGCAGCAATTTCTGGTAAATCGAATAAGATGAAGATGCAAGAATTCTCATCTAAGGACATTGTAACAATTAATCGAGTTGTAGTTGATGTAGGGAATTCTTTGAGTCAAACTACAGCAGGAAGAGTTCAGATGGCAGATAACTTAATACAAATGGGAGTTGTAGATAATGCAGAACAGTATTTTAGTGTAATTAATACTGGACGATTAGATGCAATGACTGAAGGCGCAAATAATCAAGCTCTTTTAGTGAGAGCCGAAAATGAACGATTGGCAGATGGTGAGACAGATGTGGTAGCGACTGCAGTAGATAAACATTCTATGCATATACGTGAACATATGAATGTCTTAGCTGATCCTGATCTTCGTATGGATGCAGAATTAACCGCTAGAGTGTTAGGACATATCCAAGAACACATTGAGTTACTTCAAACAACTGATCCAAATTTATTAGCTTTGATTGGCGAACAAACGTTGAGTGCTCCAGGTGGAACACCTAATGCACCATTTGGTCCTAATCAACAAGGACAATCTTTAACTCCAATGTCTGAAGTTGTAGATAATCCCACAGCACAATCAACACAATCATCAGGTAGCTTGCCACAAACGGCGACACCACCAATTGATCCAGCAACAGGACAACCTTTTGAATAAAAAGCAAACTATAACCTACCCATTATGGATGGTTAACTATTAATATATCTATTACAGACTATTAAAGGAGAACAATTATGTCAGAAAACGAAGACACACCAATTATTAATGACGCTATTAGTGCTGAAGATGCAGGATTTAACAGCGATGTTGGAGATCAACCATTTATTGAAGAAATTCAAGAATCTACTGAAGAAGTTTCTGAAGAATCAAATCTTGAGCTAGAAGGTGGAGTTCAAGCGGAAAATAAAGAAGAACTTAAAGATGAAATCGAAGAAGCTATAGAAGAAGGCGCAACTGAAGAAGAAATCAAAGAGATGATTCAGGAATATACCATTAAAGTAAATGGTAAAGAAAAGACAGTAAAATTGGATTTAAATAATAAAGAAGATATTATTAGAAGATTACAATTAGCTGAAGCTGGTCAAGGTGCCATGCAAAAGCAAAGAGAATTAGAAAAACTATATGAAGAAGAGATTAAAAATCTATTAAATGATCCATTTGCTGTTTTAGAGGAATTAGGACTAGATCCTTTAGAATTGTCTGAACAAAGAATCAGAAATGAAGTCTCTGAAAGAAAGAAATCTCCAGAATTGAAAGAGAAAGAAAGAATTGAGCAAGAACTTCATGAAGCTAGATTAGAATTAAAAAAACAAAAAGAAGATTCTGATAATGCTAGAATGAATCAATTAGAGACAGAACAATCTCAGAAACTAGAATTAGAGATATCTACAGCATTAGATGCTCACCAAACTCTACCTAGAACTCCCAAAACAGTAGCCAGAATTGCAGATGCAATGTTATGGACTATTGAAAATTCTGAAAATTTAGGGATAGATCCTAATGAAGTTAAAGTTGAAGATGTACTACCTTCAGTAGAAAGAGAAATTCGTGAGGAAATTCAAAGTCTTATGGATCAATTACCAGAAGAAGGTCTTGAAGAGTATATAGGGTTAAAAAACAGTGAAAGATTGAGAAAAAAGAGACTTAATACTATGAAAACTAATAATATCAGTAACATAAAGTCTACATCTGAAAGTGTTAAGTCTAAAGAAGAACCAAAGGCTAAATCTAAACAAAGAACTAAGGATTATTTCAAAAATCTATAATTAACAACTAACTATAGAAACTATTATCTTAATGACTGTAGGCTTATCCATACCTCTCTGAGATTGAATAATACCAAGAATCAAACACAGATATATAGGGACTATTTTTATAAGTAGCCGATAACTGGTTACTTTAAACTAAGTATCTATATTTTTAAATTAAAAGGAGAAAAAAATGGATAGTAAGAATATAAAAAATTCTCGTTTAGCAGATTTGATTCTACAATCATTTACTTTTGCTGCTGTTGTCAGTGAAATTCCTGGTGCAAGCATTGTTACTGACAATGTTGAAATTACACTAGCTGAATTTAGCGACGATGCTGAAGTAATTGAAGCGAGATTTGGAGCTGAAATAGCTTCACTAAGTACGACTGCTGGAGTAACTACTTTGGATTTTACATCTGCAATAGCTGCAACAGATAAAATACTTATTTCTGTAAAAACACCTACACAACTATAATATTAACTAATTAAGGAGACATTTATGTCACAAGCAAACAATGATTTTACATCAATGAACTCCATCTTTAAGGAAGCTTATGCTGATAGAGTAAAAGACCTTATACCAGATGGCGTTAAACTTTTAAATATGATAAGTTTTACAAGTGCTGAAAAACAGCCTGGAAATCTTTATCATCAACCTGTTACTTTAGGATTAGAGCATGGTTTTACTTATGGTGGAACTGGCGGAGCTGCTTTCGCATTAAGAAATGGCGTAGCTTCTTCTCATGAAGATGCTCAGATAAAAGGACATGAAATGGTTCTTAGATCATATCTTTCTGTTGGAGCTGTTTCAAGATCAAGAGGAAAAAATGCATTTATTCAAGCATCAAAGCTTATTGTTGAAAATATGCTTAAATCTTTCGCAAGACGTTTAGAAGTACAATTAATGTACGGACAAGCTGCTGGTGGAATTGGTATTGTTGAATCTTTAACTTCTAATACTATTAAAATTGAAAATGAAGAATGGGCACCTGGTGTTTGGTCAGGTTCTGAAAAGATGCCTATCGAGATTAGAAGTTCTAGTTTTGTTCTTAGAGGCGAAACAGAAGTAACTGCTGTTAGACTTTCTGATAAAGAAATTGATATTGATTCTGTACCTGCTGGAACTGCAGCTACTGATGTTATTTTCTATGCTGGTGCATATGGTAAAGAATTTGCTGGTATTCATAAGATTATCACTAATACTTCAACTCTTTTCAATATTGACGCTTCTCAGTTTTCTTTATGGAATGGAAATACAGTAGCAGTTGGTACAAACTTTGCTGGTGGTGAAGTAGTTCTTTCTTTCTCTAAAGTAGAAGAAGCAATTGCTGTAGCAATGGAAAAAGGTCTTGCTGATGAAGATGCATATGTTTTATGTAATCCTAAATCATGGAATAACCTTTTAACTGAGCAAACTGCAAAAAGACAATATGATAGTTCTTACTCATCTGATAAATTAACAGATGGTGCTAAAGCTCTTACTTTTTATGGACAAAATGGTATGATTGAAATTCATTCATCTATTTACTGTAAAGAAGGATTTGCTTACGTATTACCAATGAGCTGTTATACAAGAATTGGTTCTTCAGATGTAACTCTTGAGCAACCAGGTTTTGAAGGTAAATTTTTAAAACTTCTTGAAAATGCCAATGCTTATGAAATGAGAGCTTATACAGATCAAGCTTTATTTTGTAGTCAACCAGGTACTTCAACTCTTTTAACTTTCATCAAGTCATAATCTTGACAAATTGGGGAGGCTGGATTTCTTCTAGCTTCCCTTTTTTTTACCCCTCAAATAGAGGGTTGACAACTATATATAGAGCATGTCATAGGAGTTTAAATTGAATAATAAATATATTTTATATATCGCAGAATCTCCAGAATACTCATATATCGGCATTACATCTAAATCATTAGAATTACGTAAACAAAATCACATTTCCAAGGCTAGAAATCAAAGTAAAATTAAATTCCATAAAGGTCTTAGGAGATACGATTATTTAATGAGCTGGTCTATATTAGAAGATAATCTTAATAAAGAAGAAGCTTTTTATAAAGAAAAATATTATATAAAACAGTATGACACATATAATAATGGATATAATTCTACTTTAGGGGGAGAAATTCCTTGGAATTCTGGCATAGCTTCTGGAAATCATAGAGAAGGTTATAAACATTCTGAAGAATTGAAATTACAATGGTCTATCAATAGAGGATCAAAAAGATTCTATGGATATGATACTGATGGTAACTATCTTGGTTCTTGGATTAATAAATCAAAATGTTGTCGCGATCTAAATATAAATAAAACTACTTTATTGAGAAACTTAAAAAGTAATAAAACTCAACAAAAATACGAATTTACTTATAGTAAAATAATAAATAAACAAAAACAATTTAAATATGTCTCAGTATTAAAAAACGATCAATTTTTTGGAACTTTCTTTAATATGAAATACTTATCTACTCTTATTGGTATAACAGATAATAGAATAAGAGAGTGTCTAGATAAGAAAAGACTACAATATAAAGACTTTAAATTTAAATATTGGGAGTGTAATGAGTAAAATAGTTCAAATTGGTTCTAACGTGTATACAATACCTGAACAGGGTGATAAAGCTGGATGGGGAGAAGATGTAACAGATTGGATTTGTGGGGTTACTGCTGCTTTAGAGAACGTCCAAGGTCCTAACGATATCCTGCTTAGTTCCGCAACATTAACCAATAATCAAACTACTACTACCAATATCCCAGGATTAGTATTCAATGTCGCAGATGTTGAAACTGTTGATATTACGTATTTCATTAAACGTATATTCGATGCTGGAGCAAGTACAATAGTAGAAACAGGAAAAATACAGGGTTCATATGATGGATCTGACTTTTTTATATCAATTGATGCTACTGGAGAAACGGGAATAGAAATTACAGCTCTTAGTACTAGTCAATTCGAGTATACCTCAACAGATTTAACAAATCATGTGTCATCAATAATTAGATTCAAAGCCGCGACTATTGATGTTCCATAGAGAGATATAGTAATATAAATTATAATTAGAGTAATATAGAAAGGAAAAGAATAATGACAACAAAACGTAGAAGATTTACAAAAGGAATCAAACTTGATCCAGACACATCTACTATAACAGAAGAAGGTGAATTGAGATATAATGATACCTCTAAAAAAGTTGAATATCAAGATGATGCTGCTACTAGACAAGTTCTTTCTGAGGATAGTACTCAAACAGTTGAAAATAAGACAATAGACGCAACTGCAGCTACTGGAAATAATACATTAAGTGCTGATTCAAATGATATAGTATATGATAATGCTACTTCAGGATTAGCTGCTACAAATGTTAAAACTGCTGTAGACGAACTAAAAGTAGGACTAGATAATCAAAACGAAGCAGTTGAGATAGCTTATGACAATACAGATTCAGGGTTAAGTGCAACAAACGTTAAGACTGCATTAGATGAAGTAGAAGGAGACATTACTACTCACATAGCTGATACAACAACACACGGTACTACTGGAGATATAGTAGGTACAAGTGATACTCAAGTTTTAACAAATAAATCAATTGATTCAGATAACAATACAATAACAAATATCGTAGATGCCAACATAAAAGCTGCTGCTGCAATAGATGCTGCTAAAATTGCAGATGCTTCTGTTAGTAATGCAGAATTTCAACATTTAGATGGTGTTACCAGTGCAATACAAACACAGTTAGATGCTAAGTTAGATGACTTTACATCATCAACTGATAATAGACTTATTAGAACTGATGGAACTGCTGGAGATGCTGTTCAAGAATCTCTTGCATCTTTAGATGATGCTGGAGCTTTAAGTGGTTTAACTCAATTAGACGTAGATAATATAGAGTTAAATGGTAATACAATAAGCTCTACAGATACTAATGGTAATGTAGAAATAACACCAGATGGTACTGGAGTTATTAATTTAAATAATCCAACAAATACAACAGGAACTGTAACAAATGATGTTGCTGCTGATGCAGCTACAGGAGATAATGTATCTCTTACTGCTCCTACAACAAAAAATATAAGATTAACTAATGCATCATTAGGTAGTGTCGATATGATACCTGCTGGTAATGATGGTCAAGAAATAGTATTAATTAATGCTGTTGGTGCTCCAGTAAATATAAATAATGATACTGGTGCTACTGCTGCTAATAGAATACTTACCGGAACTCAAGGTGATATAAGTTTATCAGATGAAGCATCAATTCCTCTTGTATATGATAGTACAGAAGCTAGATGGATGGTAGCTGCTGGTGTAGGTCAAAGTGGTTCAGGTAGTTTAGATGTATTCTATTCTGAAAATTTTGAACTATTGAAAGCTGCAGACCTATTAAGCGGAAATAATACAAGTTTTGATGGCGGTGGATCTTTAGATGGCACACTATCTGACAACGAAATAACTCCAATATCAAAATTAAGATCTATAAATTATACAATGGGTTCATCGTCTATAAATGATTACTTCTATACTGAAGCAATAGCGTTAGACGAAAAACAACAAGGTCAATTCTTTTCTGCAACATTTTATGCAAAATATGATGGAGATATAGGTGATATAAAGGCATTAGTATTTGATGACACGAATGATACTGAATTAGTATCTGTGGAAATAAATTCTACTGACTCAACTAGATATAATATGGTTGGATTTATTCCAACATCTTGCTCTTCTTTAAAGATTGGATTTCAAGTACTTGTTGGAAATAATACACAAATATTAGAATTTGATGACATTGAAATGACTCTAAATCCAATGATTATAGCAGAAGCAGATGGTATAAACTCAATGGTCAGAGTTAATACCGGAAATGGACATGCTTCTACAAATACTAGAATTAGAAGACTTTCAAATATAGTAACTGAAATAGGAACTGCTATAACTTATACAGATAGCGCAACACTAGGAGCTTCTTTTACTATTAATGAATCTGGAATATATAATATAAGTTATTCTGATGGTGGTCTTAGTGGAGGAAGTAATTTAGGTTCTGGAATTTCAGTAAATTCTGCAAATCTAACTACAGCTATTTATAATTTACCAGCAAGTGAAATTCTAGCAGTTTCTAGAACACAAAACGGTTCTGTTACTCCTATAGCCAGTACTTCTTGGTCTGGAGAACTTCAACCTGGAGACATAGTAAGACCTCATACTGACTCTTTTCCTACAGCAACTGTAAACTGTCAATTTACTATTAGTAAAAAAGGTACTATACCTGTCAATGTAATAGAAAATGCAAGTGCAGTAAACTCATCTATAGAAGTTAATTCAGCATCTGGTCACGGAAGCACAAATAATAAAATAAGACGATTTACAAACACAGTATTATCTACTGGAAGTGCTATTACTTTTGCAAGTGATTCAACTAGTGGAGCATCGTTTACAATAAACCAACCTGGAACATACCATGTATCCTATACTGATGGTGGTACAGGAGGATCAAACTTAGGATTCGGAATATCCAAAAACTCAAGTCAACTAACAACAAGTATATTATCAATAACAGAAGCTGATAGAAAAGCATTAGCTAGACCACAAAATTCATCAGTTGCTCCATTTGCAACAGTAGCAGTAAGTCTTATATTAGATACAGGAGATGTTTTAAGACCTCATACTGATTCCTTTCCAAATACTACTGATAGTGCTTCAATGACAGTTACTAAAATAGGAACAACTCAAGTAACTGGTGTGCCTCTACCAAGAATAGCTTTTTTAAAAGATATAAAAAGTTCAGGAACAGAAGGAGGAACTTTTACTAGTGGAAGCTACCAAACTAGAGTGATAAACACAGTTGAAGCAGATACAGATTTCATATCATTGTCTGCAAATCAATTTACTTTACCTGAAGGAAGATATATAATAGAAGCCTCTTGTCCTGCATTTCAAGTAAGTAATCATAAAGCAAGACTACAAAACATAACAGATGCTTCAACAGAAAAAGTAGGATCTTGTTGTCAATCAAGTACTACAGTATTAAATCATAGTTTTATAAATGCAGAAGTAGTAATAACGTCAAGTAAAGCTTTCGAAATTCAACATAGGTGTTCAACTACAAATGCTTCAGATGGTTTTGGATCAGCAGCAAGTTTTGGAGATGATGAACTTTATACACAAGTAAAAATAACTAAGTTGAGTTAATCTAATGGAAATAAGTGAACTTAAATTATTTATTGATAGATGGGAAGTATTATTTGATAAAAGATATGCAATTGATAGAGTAATCAAAGGTGTTGCTAATATAGATTTATTCTTTAAAGAAAACTTTATTGAAACTAAAAACTTAAAAGAAGCAAGAATTTTATTAGATCAAATAGAAGAAGAAGATAGAAAATTTAAATTAGAATGCGAAAAAAGAGAAATAGAAGAAGAATCAAATAAGATTAATATAGAAATGGAAGAAGCTTTAAATAATACAATATGGTCAATGCTTCCAGATGCTCCTTTAAGTCAAGATGGAAGAAAGTTATATAAAGATTACAGACAGTATGTAAGAGATATACCAGATCTATATAAAAGAAGACAAATACTTAAACTTACAGTTATGTCTTTTGACAAATGGAGAGAAAATCCTCCAAAATATCAAGTAGAAAAAAAGGTGATAATATAATGTATTTAAAAGATCCTAAAACAAAAAAAGAATCATTAACAGTAACAATTTTAATATCTACATTTGTAGTATGCTTATTAAAGTTACTTATATCTGGAGTTAGTATTGGAGATGTTAATTTAGGAGCTTTTAGTGGAGCAGATTTTGCTACTGCTGTTGGAGCTGCTGGAGCAATATATGGTTTTAGAAAACATACAGATAAGAATAAAGAGGAATAAATATGGGACAACCATTAGATGCAATAATTAAAAAAGAATTATATGGTACAAGAGATGAGTCAGGAACAAGTTATATTACTATTAATACAAGTGATAATACTGATTTTGATGATATAAGTGGTTCAGAGCAAGGCGGACTATTAGCAGTAAGTTATGAGAATGGATCTAGTAATGATATAGATTTAATAATTCAAGGATCAGATGATGGTGTTTCCTTTGCTGATTTTTCAAATACTGAGGCTACACAGAATGTAATTGATTCTTCTGGAGAGATAATATTTGATCTTGTAAATATTAATGCAAACTTTATAAGACTAAAATATACAGTTAATACAGGAAGTATGGATATATATGTTAGAACATCATTTAAGCGGAGACACTAATGGCAAATAAATATGTTTTAATTAATGCTTCAGGAACAGGAGGCGGTGGAGGTTCAACAGAAACCTATACACAAAGTTTCAATTCTTCAACAGATTGGGGAGCAGCTTCGGGTGGATTTTATACTATAGCAATAACACAAACTGCTCATGGTAAAAGTGTACAACCATTGGTTCAATTATATGAATCTGCAAGTGGAAATTTTGATCAAGTAGATGCTGAGATAACAATTAGTGTTGCTGGTGACGTAAGCATAAAAGTAACAGAAGTAATAGATACAAGATTTGCAGGAAAAGTAGTAATACTATAGGAGATATCAATGGCAAGAAGAATAAAAGGCGATTTACAGGTAGAAAATGATTTACTCGTAGATAATGAATTAGGGTTAACCGCAGAAACCAATGATAGAGCATTAGAACTTGATTCAAGTGGAAAAGTCAAATCAAGTACAGTAACTTCTACAGAATTAAGTTATGTGTCAGGCGTTACTAGTGCAATACAAACTCAATTGGATGATAAAGCAGATGATGCTGACGTTATCAAAAAAGATGGTTCAGTGGATTTTACCGCTGATCAATCAATGGGTACTAATAAGTTAACTAACTTAGCTGCTCCTACTAGTGATAATGATGCTGCCAGAAAAGTTGATGTAGATGCCGCTACTGCTGGAATGAAAGTAAAAGAACCAGCTAGAGCAGTTGCAGAAGCTAATAGTGCAGCTTCAGGTCTATTAACAATAGATGGTGTTACATTAATTGCTGGAGATAGAGTTCTTCTTGTAGGACAAACATCAAGTATTGATAATGGTGTTTATATTGCTGCAGTAGGTGCCTGGGCAAGAGCAACAGATTTCGATGGAACTCCGAGTAATGAAGTTTCTGTTGGTGTAGTTGTTTTTATTACTGAAGGTACAGATAGAGCAGATACAAATTATATATTAAGAGCAACAGATGCTGCTGATCCAGAATTAATTAATGTTGGAACAGATACACAAGAATATACAATATTTAGTAGAGCAGAATCTATACAAGCTGGTGATGGTCTAGATAAAAACGGATTAGTACTAAGTGTAGATGTAGATGATATTGTTGGAACAAGTCTTGAAAATGATGGTTCTAATAATATAAGAATTGCAACAACTGCTGCAGGAACAGGTCTAACTGGTGGTGGAGCTTCTGCTTTATCCGTAGACTTCGCAACTACAGGAACTAAAGCGGTTACAGCAACAAATCTTGCTTCACAATCAAATGCTGTTGGTGCATCATTGATAGGAATTGAAGATAAGTGCAGGAGATTATACAGCAACAACTGTTGAAGGTGCTTTAGCTGAAGTTCAAACAGACTTAGGTAATAAACAAAATGACGTAATTACTACTCAAGGAGATTTAGTACTAGGTGATGGTTCAGGTGATGAATCAAGATTAGCAATTGGAGGTAGTAATCAACTTCTTCAATCAAATGGAACTACTGCTTCATGGCAGACAGTTAATACTGCAGATGAACAAGTAAAAGTTTCTGCAAATGATACTACAGAGAAATACCTTGAAGATGCACTAGTTGTATCTGAAGGTTCTAATACAACAAACATACTAGAAACTTCAACATTAAATGATGCTGGAGATGAAGACTTTCAAATTCAGATAGATGAAACTAAGATTGATCATGATGTTTTAACTAATTTTGTTGCTAATGAACATATAGATCATAGTGCAGTAGATCTTAATACGAATGCTGATTCAGGTTTAACTGGTGGTGGAGATTTAACTGCTAGTAGAACATTAAGTGTTGATATAAATGGAACAACTTCAGAAGCTGCTATAGCAAGTGCAGATGAGTTCTTATATTATGATACATCTGCTGGAGCATTAAGAAAGATAACTAGAGATGAACTTTTAGGTACAATAAGTAGTACTGGAGATATACCTGAGACTTCTTTTGCTGGAGCAAACAATATTTCAGTAGCAGCTAGTGTTACAGGGTTAGCTTTTGCTGCAGGAACAGTCAGAAGTTTTAAAGTTCATGGATCAATACAAGTAGATGGAACTGCAGATTTATTCGAAGAATTTGAACTACATGGTATCCAAAGAGGAGCTGATTTTGTTATATCAGATTCTAGAACTGGTGATGATAGTTCAGTAACATTTACTATAAATGCTGCAGGACAAGTTTTATATACATCAGCTAATTACACTGGATTTGTATCTCTAGCAATAAAATTTAGAGCGATTACAACAACAGTATAAGTAAATTAAAATTTAATAGATAAGGATATTTATGGCAGAAGAGAACAAACCATTCTCTCAATTGGATTTCGGTGGAGTATTAAGATCTGCACATGAAGATAAAAATAAGTCGCTCAGAATTACTAGTGCGAATACTTCAGTACCTGCATCTTATTCTCGAAGTGAAATAACATATAATTCAAGTGATTCTGTTACTAATGCTAAATTCTACGAAGGACTTTTAGCTGAAATAAGACATATTACATTTGTTGATGATATAGCAGGAAGTCTAAATAATACATACTTCACTTTATATTCTGAAAATAATGAATCTTTATATCATATTTGGTATAATGTTAATGGTGGAGGAACAGATCCTAGTCCTGTTGGAAGTTGTGGAGTAGAGATAGATGTTCTAACAAATGATGTTTCAGAGATTATAAAATTAGCAACACAAAGATGTGTAGAACAATTATCTGATGATTTTCAAGTACAAGAATTAGCCCCAAGTAAGATTAAGATAGAAAACAAAAGAAAAGGTTTAGCTGATAACACTACAAATGTTGGAACAG